GTAACGGTCTTGCCGCTTGTTCCGCTCATGATGATGACTGTCTTGTAGTCACCGCCGGTGAGTTCGAGTGTGAATGCTGCGCTCTTGGAGATAGCGATTACATCCTTTGCCTCGTTCAGTTTGAGGACCGGATACACAGCAGCTCCTGCTGTTGCGCCTCTTGTTACATCTATTGCCATTATGTTTCTCCTTTACTGTAAGTAAGTTTTAACGTATGCCGTGAATGCTCACTACTGAGCGGAGCATTCGAGAGTGACCATCTCTTTAGGTCTTACGATCTTTGCGCCGTACAGCTTGAAGCCCTTGACAGCGTCAGCAAATCCGTTCTCCGGTCTGTATGCCTCGGTGTGTGCCTCGGACATTGCAAGCGCGATAGCTCTCTTTGTTCTGACCTGAACGTAGTAGTGCTCTACGTTGCTTACTGTCTTGTGTGCTACGTTGTTGCTCATCTTGATGGTCATGTTGCCGTAGCGAGCTACCTTGCCGTTTGTCAGGTATTCAGAGTTGTCAGTGTCCTTGTTCTGATAAGCCTGTCTGAAGCACATGTACAGCCACGGTGGAAGAATGATCTCGATCTCTGTTGCAGGGGTTACATCGTTCTCATACAGCTTTGCCTGAACTGCATCGAATGTTGCGAGGACATTGGCGTTAGTGATTACAGTGTTGTTTGCGGAATACCTCTGTACGCCTGCATTCTTCTTGTCAGGGTGAACAAGATTAGCGATGTATGTATCGATCTTGTTTGCTACTTCCTCTGAAGACTCTGTGTTCAGTGTGGCCATTACGTTGCCTGCGCCCTGCTCCTTGTCGATGTCGCCTACCTGATAGTTGAAGTAAGCTGCCTTATCAACAACGAGTGATACGGAAGTATCTGCTACTGTTTCCGGTGTTGAGAGTGTGATATCTCCGTTGATGAGGTCATGCTCTGTTACTGTCGGCTTGCCTACGCCCTTGATTCTTACGGTGTCGCCGAGTCCCTTGATTTCTCCGCTGTAGGACTGATTTGTTCCATCAGCGAATACGAATACTCTTTCGAGATCTCTGTCGATTGCCTTCGACCAGATCTTTGCTTTGAAATTCTGATATGCCATTTGTTTTCTCCTTGTCTGCTGAAATTGCCTATAACCTTCCCATCGACCTCATGACCTTGTCCCAATTTGCGTCCATTTCTTCATCGGTCAAGTTGTCGAGTTCTTCGGATGTGTAGTAGTCACGTTCAGCCTTCGTATCGCTCACTCTGCCTATTGCGTCAGGTGCAAGGACTTTCTCTTTCAGTTCCATTGCCTTTGCTGCGTAGTAGGCTTCCTTTGTAGGTATCCCGTTTGCGATAAGGTCTGTGAACGTGCGTCCCAACTCATCCAGTGATTTTACGTTCGGATCAATTGCTTGAACCTCACGCAGTCCTTCGCGCATCAGCCGGTTAACTTCAGCGTCCATGAGCTGTTCTTCGAGTTCCTGATTCCTCAGCTTGAGGTCTTCGTACTCTCTGTTCCGCTCATAGTCCTGACGATAGTCTTCAGGATCACGCTGTTCGGCGTACGCATTTGCATTGATGACTAGATCCTCAACGGATTCTCCATCGAAGTATCTCGACAGTGCCTGCATCATCATGTCGTGTTCCTGCTGTAATGCCTGATTCTGTCTTCTCATCTCTGCGAATCTTGCATCAGCTTCACTTCTCTGATGTGTCGGCTGTTCGTATGACTCTTCGGAATTATCCGTTTCGGTGGCAGGTTCAGCGACATCCTGCGTTTCTGCGCTTTCTTCGAGAGCTTCAGTTTCCGGTTCAGCGACTTCCGGAGTTTCTGCGCTTTCATTCATGATGTTCTCGTCCATTTCATCAATTCCTTTCCTTTATTAAGTTGTGCTTGCTTATACGACTTTGAGTCCGTGTTTCCTCTCTGCCGCCATATATTCCTGGACCTTCTCCGCTGCCTTCTTCTCGTCTGCAACATCTCGGTCTTTGGAATCCTTTTTCTTCGGTTGCTCTTCCCAACCGCACCAGTTCTTGAGAGCGAATGTAGCTATCCTCGCTTCGTAGCACTTCTGCATCGCTCCGGCTGCAAGCGTGTCTGCGACCATGTCGCGCATCTGTGACCCTGCTACCGGATGCAGTCTTATCCATTCGTGCATGTCCGCTCTCGGCTGTTTTATGAAGTCCGCAAAGGCAGAGAAGGTCGGAACGGTCTCATAACCTTTAGCCTCGATGTGCTTCAGAAAAGCTTCACACCTGGTTATGACCTCGTTCTCGGACATTCCCTTTATTCCCTTTGTCAGATCCTTTGCTGTTATTGCTTTACCCATTACTGTGCAAGTGATGCCTGGACTCCCTGATAAGAGCCGCCGCTCACTCCCCCTACGTTCACGCCACCACCGAGCTGGTCATTCACCGGCTGTTCTAATGGATTGCCCATGTCATCGACCGGGACCTGACCCATCTGCATCTGCGCTTCTCTCTCCTGGACTATCGACATCAGTACATCCTTCGGTATCGATGCATGTTCAGGGTATGCGGTAGCGTATTCCTTGAATGTTATCTTGTTGTTGTTGAAGAGGTTCGTCAGTTCCTGCTGTGTAGCCATCTTCGACAGTGTCGTGTCTTCTGCGATGTCTACTCTGACATTCGGCATGACCGCCTCTATTTCTTCCTTTGTTATCTGCACTCCGTCCATGTCGATGCCGTCAGGATAGAAGACCTTCCAAAGCTCGAACCACAGCAGGGCTGTGTTCTCTACGAAGTCCTGATACATCGAGACCTGCTCGTTCAGCGGAACCTGCTGTTGGTCTCTGATGGTCTGTGCAGCTGTACCGGATACTCTCGAAAGGTCGATGTTACCAAGCTGTGCATCGGATGCTCCTGCGAGTGTTCTTGTCTGACTCAGAAGCTCGTCTGACAGCTGTTTCGCATCTCCGCTCATTGCCTGCGGTGCGAGGTAGCTGACCATGTTGCCGATAGCCTGCGAGTTACCGCCGTTCAGCTTGATGGCTGCTCCGACCTTGTCGAGGTCCTCAGGGTTAGCGATGCTCGAATCGTCATACGCAAGCCTCGGATAGGCTGTCATCTTGATGCTGATAGAACGCCTTGCAAGCGTCTTGTTCAGTTCAAGCTGATTCGGTATCAGCTGTTCTACCTCTGATACGCCTCTTGCATCGTTCGGTAGTTCGAGCCATATCATCGGTACTATCGGATACATCGTCAGTCCGACCTTATAAAGCTCACCGCCCTTCACCTGCTGTATAGGCTTGAACGGCTGATACATGACATTCTTCGTGCATCTGCATGCACTCACGATGCCCGTCTTCACATCCTTCTCCATGTACAGAAGGCTTGTGACTTTGCCCTTGACCTCTTCCTTATTAAGTAAGGTCGTTGTCATGTCCTTGTCCGGCTGTATCAGGTCGATGTCCTTTTTATCTACTCCTGCAAGCCTTGCTCTCTCCTTGACGAGCGCAGGCTCAAGCCTCTCCTCGATGATGAGCCACGGCTGATCCTGAATGTTCACGATGTTCTCGTCACCGAGATGCATCTGAGTATTGTGGATTATCTGCGGTGTCTTCCTTGTGTCACCGCCTTCGCCCCAGTACACATAGCTGTCTGCCTCGATGGCAGCGTGTTTCAGGTTCTTCCATGCGATGCGGTTCATCTTCGCCTTTTCCCATGAGATGCCGAAGATGGTGTTCAGCTTCTCAACTACCTCGGCAAGAGATACCTCTCTTCTCATCGGCTGTCCCGTCATAGGGTCGATGCCGTCAGGAACAGCGACTGTCTCTTTGCCGTTGCCCATGTCCGAGAACAGCGCAGTCACTGAATGCTGTGCTACTGTCGAGACCTTGTAGTCGATGGTCGGCTTGATGAAGTTCAGCATCGGCAGGTTCTCCATGCCCTGCGAATCTTCGACCGCTGCCCACTGCTTTCCGCAGTACATCTGCCATGACTTCTCTGTCTTGACCAGGATGTTCTTCTTGTCCATGTAGTTCTTGGACTTGTTGTAGCGTTCCCAAATTCCGTAAATGTCCATACGTTAGACCCTCGCGTTATCGATGCGTTCAAGCATCTTCTCGTCCTCTGTCATCTCCCGTTTTTCCTTCTTTTTAGGAGTGACTCTTATCTTCTTCGGTGCGTTCATGTTGTAGCCGATGATGAATGCCCAAATGACCAGTATCGGCATCAGAATCGCCATTGATATCAGTACTAATTCCATCTAGATCACCTTTATCTTTCCGTGTCCCTTCACTCTGTTCGCGCGCCATTGCGGAAACATCTTGTCGAATGAGGACAGCTTCTCAATTATCGGAGCGTTTCCGCGCTGATAGATGAGTCTGTTCAGTGCCTGACTCATGCAGTCCACCTGGTCATCGTGTGCAGCGTTCGGAAATGAGCTGCATTCATCCACGAAATCCGCTGTGAATCTGCGGTTTTTCGGCACATGTACGTTGCCTGACTCGATAGCACCGAGCACAGCCTGCACTCTCGCCATCTTTGAACCGATAGGCTGTACCGCGATGATGCCTGACATCTCTCTCCGCAGCATCGTGATGATGGCTGAACCGTTCGCTCTGTCCTCTATCAGCGTTGTCTTGCAGTCCGGATACATCGCACGGAGCCTTCTTATCTCCATGATGGTGTCAGGAAAGTTCAAGTGCTTCTTCACAGCGTCTATAAGGTAGATGTCAGGACCGTTCTTGCCCCAGACTTGTATGGCTACATAGTCGGATTGGTCATCATCCTTGAAGGATGCGTCCACAGACATCACCCATGTGTTTATCTGCGGCTCGTTTTCGTAGTATTCCCACCAATCGCGCTGTATGATGTTTCC